ATAAGTTTGTCTAATGCCATCCTTTACGCTTCCAATGTTTAAGAGCTTTACATGTATCGGGTTGCATACCCTCTATTGTACGCACATAGCCATACCTATGTCCGATATAACGCAAACCCCAATCAATCTGTTGTAATGGATTAGCTGTTCTTAAGAACTCACTCTTACCTTGTGGTATCCCATACACCTGGTGTGTACCGTTTAAGTTACCTACTGCTTTCCAATTCCAAGCAGATTCTTTTCCATAAAGAGTAGCTAAACATTTGTAATTCTTAACTGTTAATTGTCCTGCTGCATATTGCTTTGATGTTAATCGTTTTGTTGAGTCGTTTGTCGCACTTGCTGCTGACAGGTACAGGAAGCATAGAGCTCCCCCTAACACGATTGCCACCGAGCGAGCTATGCCCTTAGGGGCTCGCTCTGAGCACCTGATGTGCTCTGGCTCTCTGAGTGTAATGGTCATGTCAAATCCATTTCTATAAGTGCAGGTCAGGACGGCGTTTCTATTTCTCGAAAGTAATCACCTACCAAATGGTCATTGCAACAAATGATTTCTGGATCTTCAATAAAGTAGGCAGTTGCTTCTTTATCACAGTCATGGCATTTCATTTATTGTCCGTACTGTAGAACCCTTTACCCTTGAACACTATGCCAGGTACTGAATAGATGCGATTAGCTTGTGCTCCACAATCTGTGCATCTGACTAAATCATGATCCATAGACAATTCAAGCTCCATCTGAGTATTACAAATAGGGCAACGATATTCATACATTGGCATTAGGCGCTTCTTTCTCACAGGTTTTGCACTCCATTTTCTCAATAATCCAACCACCACATTTATTGCATCTGATGGGATTTAACTCTAAAGGAATCTTGTCATAACCTGCTCTGAGCAATAGCTCCACCAAAGCGTGTAACGGTAATAGTGCCGCATACTCAGACACTAATGTCCCTTGACCATTACAGCGAAGAACAACTACCCCAAGTTTCCCACTCTTAGTTGTCCTTGCTTTGCTTTGGCGAAGCCATGCTAGCGGTGCGAATTTGGCTACACCCTTAACTTCCACATCGAATGGAAGGTTCACGATGTCACCAGACGGATCTGCACCTCTTCCAACCGTAGCGTATTGCCACCACTCCCTCAAATAGTCAGCGACAAGGCGCTCAGTTGCTAAGCCTCTATTCCTGCGGTGATTCGTCATCAATCTCTTTCGATGTCTTTAGGGCAATATGACTAACTGCATGACATCTCAAACAGGTAAGAAATACCTGGTCATTAGCCTCTGGAGTAATAGCCACAGGTTCATTGCAAAGATCGCAATAGATAACAATATCCTGCGGTTCATCGGACTGTCCGCCCATGATCGTGGCTGTGCCATCATCAAAGATTACCATTTCGCCCATTTATAATCCCAACCTATCTTCGCATTTCTCACATAGTGCAACGAATAAACCGTCGTCACGCTTGTAATCATTTAGCATTGTGTCCTCATCGCAGTCATTGCAATTACCCACACCTGAATAGCCAAAGAAACTGTAAAGATGCTTGGTCATCATGCGCGTACCTTCTGTGGTTGCCATTGACCCAAACTGTTTAGCTCTAGCCATATACGATCAGGTTCACAAGCCTTCTGTTGCCCTACTTGGTAGTTGCTAGCCTTGAACGGACAATCCCATGCAGCCCATTGCTTACCAGTCTTAGCTGTTCCTGTGCGTAAGATGCGTTGCTTACCGCATAAGCAATTAGGAATGTCCTTGTCGGTTGTGCCACCTATAATGTCCTTCACAGTTGCCACAGCTTGTTCAGCTGTAACTGGCATTGCAACTGTTTTGATTGTCCAGGGATCATCTTCCTTCATGACAGGGATATAGTCTTGCTTTGGCTCTGCGAGCTTTGTTCTTGCGACCTTAACCATTTCCTCTTTGCTTGGTCGCTTACCCTTGCTTGCATAACCAGCATTCGCAAGCGCTCTGCCGATCGCGCTAGTCTCGCAGTTTTCCAATGCGCTAGTTGCATTAACGCCTCGACTGCTAATCGTCTCCTCAGCGAGTCCGCTGGAGAACGGCGTGCTATCAGCGAAAGTACGATAAATCCATGCTTTAACAATGTATCGGTCATTTTGGAAACTCACTAACTCTGTCTCGACTCTGAAATCTGGGAAGTCCTTGATGAACTTCTCCAGCCTTACTTCTACTGTCTCGTAATCTTCTAGGTTAAACATAAAGTTCATCCGCCTCTGTTTGTAGTTCTAGTGCCATTGCCAAGTAGGCTATTGCATCAATGTAGGAATCTTGGTGACTTGGTGTTTCTGTGATTCTGGCGAGTTTGACTTCGACCATTGCAAGAGCAGCTTGTGCGTCTGTGATTGGGTAATCAAGTAGACAGGATAACCTTGCAGCGATGCGACCCTGGTTAATTTTCGGATGACCGTAGACCTTGCCACGATCTTGCATAATGTCGATTGCATTGATAAGCGCCTCAGTTGCTTTCATCGACCCACCTGCTCATAGTACTTTCGTACAGCTGTGCGACCATCTACAAGCCCTTGATCGTAACCAACTTCTTGACCTAATCTAAAGGAGAAGTAAGATATTAAGCCAACACCTGCAATCATCAGAATCGTTAATGAATTGATAATCATTTTGCCCTTTCTTGCCCCGTATTTCGGAAACAGGAAGAGTGTTGCACAGCTAGTGGGATTTATTCAGTAGATTTTGATAACGAAACGGTAACAATTCTGAGTCATCCATATGGTCATCGATGTCTCTAAATATGTCGTTACCGAGCGCGCCCGTATCTCTTACCTGACACAACGAATGTACCGTCCTTCTCTAGGTTGATGATGCTGACCTGCACATTTGTGCCTACTTCTTCAATGATAATGAACGCCTGTTGCCAGTTCATTGTGCCTTTAGTGTAATGAGCCTGCCTGACATCCATTAGATGCCCTGCCTCCCACCCACGCAGGATACGGCCTATACGGCCTCCTGAGGCCTCTGTGAACGCCGATTGCCCTGCCCTATGTGTGTGCCCACATATAACGCTAATCCCATGCCTACGAGCCGCTTCTAGGGCTGTAAGACCAGGTGTAGGCTTTACGCTCTGCTCATCGCCATGAACCGCCACAATGCCCCTAGCAATGGCGTACGGCTTCTTATGGTAGGTAATGCCTAGTTCATCAAGTTTCATAAACTTCTCAAAGCGCAATTCAGGCAATGCCAGGAATGCAGGAATCTTCTTCATCGTGACGTTGTAAAGACGGTCTGTGTGATTGCTACGGATCATGTGAGCTTCTTTAGAATGCTCAACTAATGACCAGAGAACTTCGACAGTCTCGTCTCTGTCAGCAGCTAGTGTCTGCTCGTACCAGCCTGGTGTGTTTTCTGTCCATCGTGATATCTGTGGTAAGTCGATTTCATCTCCGAGAGTAACGACAGAATCGGGGCGAAACGCCTTAATAAAACTTGCAACATTTTTAACAGCTACTGCATCGTGATAGGGAACTTGTAAATCCGGAACTACTACGGTTCGCTTCATTCATCCTCATCGTCATACCAGTCTGGCTCTGGGATATTTGGGTTAATTGGGTTTGGGAGAATCCATTCAGGATAAGCATTCTTCTCCACAATAATGGCAAGTGCCTGATCAACTGGAAAGCCTGCTCTGCGTAAAGCGCGATACATTTCATGTACGCCAATAGCCCACGCATCTAACTTGGAATAACCTTCATCCGTTAGCTTCTTAGTTGCTTTTCTTGCCATGAGATAATTGTTACCTCTCTAGGATGCGAATAATCGTTTCGACACGCGCCTCTAACGCAGTGATTTGGTCGCGCATTGATGAGCCGCTATTTGGCTTTAATTCGTTTAGGTAATGCTTTACTAACCATTTCACAGCACCAATAAATGAACCAATAACGGTCAGAGCAACAGCTACAACAGCCGCCCAGTCTTGGGCTGTCATTACTTTTTAGGTGTGGCATATCCGAATACGCCTGCTAACACCGCCCATAGAATTGCGCGGTAATCGACATCGAAGTTGCTTGCAGCCCAAGCTGAGAGAAATGCACCAGCAGTAAGGACGAGTGGGTTTTTCATGTTCATGTATTTGCTCCTAGCATTGGGATTTGGAAGAACGAAGAATCTTTGTCACCCTTTTTGGTAAAGCTGATATGAATGTGATGATCGTGGCGATTAACCCCATTGTAAGAACGCCAACGCCAAAATGACTTAGATGAGGCAATTCGACCTGCGAAGATGACATATGCAATCCGTTTGTCCTTCTTGGCGCATAAGCGTATTTGGTCGGCAAGATAAGCACCTGTGCTGGGGCGTGAGTCGAAGTCCTTATCCACATCAATAGCCCTGACGATTCCGTTAGACGGATCGGGATTGTGGTCACTCTTACGATTGGAATGCTTGGCAT